ATTAATCCAGAAGGTACTGGTGATGGTAGTATTGCAGAAAAAATAGCATTACAAGAAAAAATAGACGAAACAGATGATAAAGAAAATGATATGCTAACATCTACACCTATTGCACCTCAATCAGATATATCTTCACCAGTAACAGGTACTACTAAACCGGGAACAGGAGAACAGCTAGCAGATATATCTTCTCCAGTAACAGGTACTACTAATCAAGAAGATTATAGAATGTCACAGTATGATTCTCCAGTAACAGGTACTACTAAACCGGGAACAGGAGAACAGCTAGCAGATATATCTTCGCCAGTAACAGGTACTACTAAACCGGGAACAGGTACTACTAAACCAGGAACAGAAACCGTTTTAGGTAAAGAAGGTATTGGAACATTTGATGATGCAGAAACAGGTGTTAATCCTTTTACAACAAAAGATTTCGACCCAGGAGTTGGAGAGTTTGACACTGCCTTGGGACTAGGAGAACAGTTAGCAGATACATCTAACACAATAAATAAAGAAAGTTCAGTCATTACGGATGATATGATGTCTTCTATTCTAGATGGTATAAAAGAAGTAGAATCAGGTGGTGACCCTAATGCAATATCTGAAAAAGGTGCAGCCGGAGCGTATCAGATAATGTCTGAAACTGCAAAACAACCTGGATATGGTGTAGAACCTATTTCCGATGAAGATAGGTTAGACCCAGAAAAATCTAAAGAGTTTGCTAAACAATATCTTGAAGGTATTATGAAAGCGCATCCAGATTTTACTAAAGATGAAGTGATAACTGCATATCATTCAGGTGCTGGTAATGTTCAAAAAGCTAAATCTGGTCAAGAAGAACTTGGTTCTGTTGGTGAAGCATACGCCGGTAAAGTAAATAGTGCAGCGGGAACAGGAGAACAGCTAGCAGATATATCTTCTCCAGTAACAGGTACTACTAAACCAGGAACAGAAACCGTTTTAGGTAAAGAAGGTATTGGAACATTTGATGATGCAGAAACAGGTATAGAACTGGATCCTTCTGACCCTAGTGAAAGAAAAAGTATAATAGATAAAGCTCAAGAAGCTGGAATAGGAAATTTAGAACAACATTTTGAAAATAATTCAAAATTAGAACAGGCCACTAAGGTAGGTATAATGGATAAAGAACTTTATAATGAATTAGGTGGGTATGATGTTACTAAGAATATAACTGGAGAAAGTAATCTTTTATCAGCTGGATTAAATGCTATTGTAGGACCAGGACGTAATATTACTCAAGCTATTTTAGGTGAACAAGATTTTGCAGGTATTCCTGCAACCACTATAGATAATACTCAAGGTGCTTTAGGTCTTATTAGTCAAGATAAAAAAAATATTCACAACGCAATTGTCAATGGTGATCCTTTTACTGATGAAGGTATAGCTGCTATTAAAAATCAAATAGAAATGAGTCAATACAAAGATCCCATTATGGATATGGTTAACCAAAATCCTTTAGCAAATCCTAATATTAACAAAGGTGGCCTAGAAGATATTTTAGGTAATATAAATTTAGAATCACCTGATACATCCGCAGAAGCAGCAGCAGAAGCAGCTAGAGAAGCAGCTAGAGAAGAAGCTAGAGAAGAAGCTGTAGCCCAAGAAAATGCCAACAGAGAAGCAGCTAGAGAAGAAGAAGCAGCAGCAGCAGAAGCAGCTAGAGAACAAGCTATAGCCCAAGAAACTGCCAACAGAGAAGCAGCCAGAGAAGCGGCAGCAGCAGAAGCAGCTAGAGAACAAGCTATAGCCCAAGAAACTGCCAACAGAAATGCAGCCAGAGAAGCAGCAGCAGCAGAAGCAGCTAGAGAAGAAGCTGTAGCCCAAGAAACTGCCAACAGAAATGCAGCCAGAGAAGCAGCAGCAGCGGCAGCAGCTAGAGAACAAGCTGTAGCCCAAGAAAATGCCAACAGAAATGCAGCTAGAGAAGCAGCAGCAGCAGCAGCAGCATCAGCAGCAGCAAGAGACAATGCTAGAGATCGAAGTAATAACAATGATAGTCCTGCACCAGCATCAGTATCAACACCTACAGGTATATCTTCAGCTTTTAGTAGTTATTCTGCTGCACCAAAATCAGTTGGCGGCGGAGGCGGAGGTGGCGGAGGTGGACAAGATTCTTGTTTCTTACCTAATACTTTAGTTACGATGGCTAATGGTAGTACTAAAAAAATTATTGACGTAGATATTGGAGATGAAGTTGCAGAAGGTGGTAGAGTATTTGCAACAGGTAAATTTTTAAATAATGAATTATATGATTACAAAGGAGTTAAAGTTTCAGGAAGTCATATGGTTAATGAAGATGGTGTTTGGATGAGAATAAGAGACACTAAACACGGTAAACCATTAGGTGATGATGAACATACTGTTTATGTATTTGGTTCTGAAAACAGAAGAATTTTAATTAATGATATTTTATTTACTGATTATTTTGAAACTACAGAACAAGAAAAATTAATTAATAATGAAAAAGATTTTTTTAAAAATTGGAAAACTTACGGAAATAAAATTGATCAAGATAATATAAATATATTAAATGCTAGCTAGAAAGTGGAATGTTAAAAAAGATTACCCATTAATTTTAAAATGGTGTCAACAAAGAGATTGGGACTCACCCATACCTCAAGAAACACTTCCAGCTATAGGAGTTATGATTACTGATAAAGAAGCTATTTGTGCTGCAGGATTATTTGTAGATAAAACATCTAAACTTGGTTTTATGTGGGGAATATTTTCTAATCCTAAAGTAAGTAAAATAAAACTTTTTAAAGCTATGAAAATGTGTGTTGAAGAAATAAAAAAACAAGCAACTAAAAATAAAATATTTTTAATTTATACCATTACAGGAGAAAATGCTTTGCATAAGCTTTATAGTAAACATATAGGTATGTACTCATGTGAAAATAATATAAACTCTTACATTATGAATTTAAATAAAAAAAAATACAAAAACTTAGACTGGATTACAGACGGTAAATAATGGATATTAAATACAACGAAATACTTGGAGCATTTGTAAACACAGCTAATGATGAAAAAGTTACTCAAGCAGAACTACTAGCATGGGCTGAAGAAAACCCTATGCCTTTAGACGAACCTAAAAAACAAGACCCTAGATTACTTAATGGGGTTATTGAGAGTTTGACAGTCAAACAAACACCTGATAGTACTTCAATTGAAGAAGATGTTGAAACAATGACAGAGAAGGTGTAGAATAGTCACATGGCTGAAATAGATAAATCATTACCCAATACAATGACGGAAATTGAAATTCCCGGTGAAGATGTAATTGTTGAAGAACAACAAGCAATTGTTGAAAGACAACAAGCAGGAGAACCTGAAATAGAAATGTCTGAAGACGGTTCCGCAACCGTTAACTTTGATCCCTCACAAGTTAATCCAGAAGGAGGTAAAGACCATTTTGAAAATTTAGCAGAATTTTTAGAAGACAGTGTCTTAGATCCATTATCTTCTGAGTTGATGGAAAAGTATGAAAATTATAAACAATCAAGACAAGAGTGGGCAGACAGTTATAGAGAAGGTTTAAATCTTTTAGGATTTAAATATGTAACTAGAACAGAACCTTTCAGAGGAGCAAGTTCAGTTACTCATCCAGTTCTCGCTGAAGCGGTTACACAATTTCAAGCACAAGCTTACAAAGAGTTATTACCTTCTGATGGTCCGGTCAGAACTCAAATTATGGGTGATGCAAATATTGCTAAAGAAGAGCAATCTAAAAGAGTAAAAGATTTTATGAATTATCAAATCATGGATCAGATGAAAGAATATGAACCTGAGTTTGATCAAATGTTATTTTACTTACCTCTGTCAGGATCTACTTTTAAAAAAGTTTATTACGATGATTTATTAGGTAGAGCTGTAAGTAAATTTATTCCAGCTGAAGATTTAGTTGTGCCATACTCTGCTACCTCATTAGAAGATGCGGAAGCAGTAATTCACGTTATCCATATGTCTAAAAATGATTTAAGAAAACAACAGATTAACGGATTTTATAAAGACGTTGATCTTGGTGAGCCACCTATCCAAGAAGATAAATTAAAACAAAAAGAAAGAGAGTTAGAAGGCATTCAACAAAACGGCCAAGAAGATATGTATACTATTTTAGAAATGCATATTGATATGGACCTTGAAGGACATGAGGATGTTAATCCTGAAGATGGAGAACCAACAGGAATTAAATTACCTTACATTATAACAATTGATGAAGCTAACGGTAAAGTTTTATCTATTAGAAGAAACTACGGTGAACAAGATCCTTTGAAAAAGAAAAAAGATTACTTTGTACATTTTAAATTTTTACCAGGTTTAGGTTTTTATGGTTTAGGTTTAATTCACATGATTGGTGGATTAAGTAGAACTGCAACTGTTGCTTTAAGACAATTATTAGATGCTGGAACTTTAGCTAACTTACCTGCTGGTTTTAAAACTAGAGGAGTTAGAATGAGAGACGATGCACAACCTTTACAACCTGGAGAATTTAGAGATGTCGACGTTCCGGGAGGAAATATAAAAGATCAGTTTATGCAGCTACCTTTTAAAGGACCAGACCAAACTTTACTTTCTTTAATGGGAGTAGTAGTTCAAGGTGCTCAACGATTCGCGAGCATCGCAGATATGCAAGTGGGCGATATGAATCAAGGTGCGGCCGTTGGAACGACAGTAGCGCTTTTGGAGCGCGGATCGCGGGTAATGTCAGCAATACACAAAAGATTATATGTAGGACTTAAAAATGAATTTAAATTATTAGCAGAAGTATTTAAAAGTTATTTACCTGCTGAATATCCATACGATGTTCCAGGTGCTTCAAGAAATATTAAAGTACAAGATTTTGATGACAATGTAGATATTCTACCTGTTGCAGATCCTAATATTTTTTCTCAAACTCAAAGAATTTCAATGGCACAAACTCAATTACAATTAGCACAATCAAATCCTAAAATGCATAATTTATATCAAGCTTACAGATCTATGTATGATGCAATTGGAGTAAAAAATGTAAATGCAATTTTACCACCTCCTTCTGCACCACAACCTATGGATCCAAGTTTAGAACATATTTTATCAATTAGTGGAAAACCTTTTCAAGCGTATCCAGGCCAAGATCACAAAGCACACATTGATGCTCATTTAAGTTTCATGTCTATTTCAATGGTACAAAATAATCCAATGGCAATGATGGCTTTACAAAAAAATATACTAGAACATATTAGTTTAATGGCTCAAGAACAAATTCAATTAGAATATGTTGAAGAAATAAAAGAATTACAAATGATTCAACAACAATTAGCACCAATGATGCAAAATCCACAAGCACAACAGATGATGCAACAAAATCCACAAGCAATGCAAATGCAACAAAGAATTAAACAACTAACTTCTATGATGGAATCTAGAAAAGCAGTGTTAATTGCTGAACTAACTATGGATTATGCTAAAGAAGAAGACAAAATTAGTTCAGAAGTTGGTGGAGATCCGTTACTTAAATTAAAATCAAGAGAACTAGACTTAAAAGCTAGATCAGATCAAGATAGAGCAGACAATAATGAACAAAGACTTGATTTAGATACTATGAGAGCTATGATGAATGACCAACAACACGATGAAAAGTTAGAACAAAACGAAGAATTAGCCGAATTACGTGCAGGAATTTCACTTACCAAACAAACAATGGCAGATCAAAGTAAAAGAAACGATTTTGGTAGAAATTTTAAGAAAAATTAAATATAA